ATACCGTTTGCCTTATCATAATCGGATACGGCCACTTCGGTATCACGAACAGGTATCTTAACTGATCCGGCAGTAGGATTACCCTCGTAATCGTTGTTAAATACAACTCCATCTTTGAGCTTAAGCTCCTTACGGATCTTAGCCAGTACTAATTTTGAATATCTCTCCTGTGAAATATGTGCCATCTAAATCATCCTTTCTTTTAATCAATCTTTAGTCCTGGGTTTTTCGCGAGAAACGCAGCTTCAACGGCATCAATCTTTTTGTTTGTGCCCTTCTGCCTTTGTCCCCAGGCTCCTTTATTGTTGCCTCCATCCTCGTCTTCATCCGAATCCTTTTTCTTGGAATCGTACCCTTTGACGAATTGGGGGAACTTCTCAACGACAATATCCAAAGCCGCATCCATGTCAGTATCCTCGTCCATGTATGCCTTGGCCAAAGCGATCGCTTCTTTGACATACTCCTTTGCAATGTCGTGGTCATAACAAAGGACCTTCATTTCAAGCTCAGAGAGCTTTTTAGCATTAGCATCATCCTTGGGTTTGTCATCAGAGTCTTTATCACCCTGCTTCTCGTCCTTGGATTGCTGCTTCTGAAGCTTCTTACGCTCCCTCTTCAGACGTTCCTCAATTATCTGATTGATTTCGTCCTGGGTGAGGTACTTACCCTTTTTATCCGACTTTTTAGACTTATCATCAGTGCCATTATCGTCCTGTCCCTCGTCCTGGTCGTCGTCACCATCATTGCCGCTGTTGTCTGCCCCGTCCTGGCCAGCGTTGCCATTATCGTTAGTAGCAAAGTACTGCAAATTGTACTTAAGTAATTGGTTTCTTAATTTCATAATCATTCCTCCATTTTGAGCCTGTCGGCTATGTATTCCGTGCAGTTTAACGTCTCCGGCACGTTTATGGACATAAAAATAAGACATATTACTATGTCTTGATTAACAAGTATTATTTGGTTTTAGCCCTGCCAGGGAGATAACGGATCACCTAGCCTTTCCCGCTTATTTTAGTTTTGCGCTTCAAGTCTGGTTCACCTCCTTATCCAACCCTCCCTAATCCATCCATGTAAATTCTTTCTCTCTGCTGCGGCAGGTTCATAGCTTTTGAAAAATTAACATATTGCGCCATTGTCGCCCTGTATTTAGCCTGGGCTGCTGTTATATCTTCCGCATTTGCTCCACCTTCTTTCAATAGCTGTATTCTTTGTCTTTGTATTCTCATGAGGCTTTCCAGCTGCCTTTGCCGCTGTGTGGCTTCATACTTGGTGTATTCTTTGCCCTTGTACTTCTTGGGTGTATTCTCAGTGGCATTCATCTTTTCGAGTTGTTCATCAGTCCATTGTCGTTTCGACACTCCCGGAATAAAAGGCCAATAACTATGATAGCAATTCCAGCCACATAATCCCGGTCCAGTGCCTAATCCACATATGTCAATAAGCTCTTGCCTGGAGAACACCTTGCCCTGCCATACTTGATGTTCTGGTCTGGCTGTGGCATGCCAGGAGACTTCGAAATACTCTGTATCCAATTGCTGAGCATTATAGTCATTAATTTGTCCTGTCAGCTGGGTAATGCCAGTCATTACGGCCCTGCGTGTAGCCACCTCAATCCTGTTGTGCCATCCGGATGCGTAATCAACTGTCCTCAGGCCACTTTTGGTCATTTCATGTATAATCTCTTTGAGAAAACTGTTATAATCGAATGTGCCTGACGCAACACCCATTACAACCCTGTCTAGTGTCTGCTGAAAGTATACAGATGTTGGTGTTATGGTCATCTTGCCGCCAATCTCAACCATAAAGCCGGTGGTCTGTGTTATGTTCTCCATTGCGGACTTGGTTTGACTTATTATGGCCTGAACAGTCTGCTGCAGCTCCTGGTTCTCCTGGAAAGGGATGAATTCTTTCCCGGTAGCCTCATATAGCTTTTTATCCCTGACATATCCAGATTGAGCTGCATCTTCAAACAGGGTATTGATTTCTTTATCTGTAAGCTGTAAAGTTGCCTGAATATATTTCTTGATTTCTTCGGTATGTTTGCCCATCTGCACCAGTCGGTATATCTGCCAGTCAGCGGACCGGGTAATTTCTTCATTGATGCGGATCCTCCTAATGATGTCCTGCATGATTTTAAGTTCTAGGTCGGTGAATATGCTTTCTATCTTCTTTGGCATCCGCTCAAGTTCTGATGGATTGAACATTTAATCACCGCCTATAGTATTATATCTGCCTGTTCAGGTATCATGCTCTTTGCCGTTTCTTCATCTTCCCCGTACCACTTCACGCGGTATTCCCAAAGTGGCATGACGCCCATAGCAACATCCTGCCGGTCTTGTTGTCTTTCAGATACTTTGTCTTCAATAATGCTATCATCAAAATCAATATTGACATCCTCAATCTTTACACCCTTAAGCCGGCCTATTGCTTTAACCAAACCTTTCAATGCGCTTTCCAAGACAATTTCATGTTTTTTAAGCGACTGATACAACTCCGACTTTTCGGAGATAACCTCCGTAGCAGTCTTAACAGTGCCGTTTTCAAATCTGTATCTGCCTGTACCCATGCCACATTTAAAGCTAAGCAGATCCAGGGCCTTAGTTATGCCTTTATCATGATCCTCAGCTCTAATTTGAGGGTCGAATGTGTCGGGTTTTCCGTCACCGTCTCTCTGTCCCGGAATAGCATAAAATACAGTATCGTTTTTATCAAATACAGGCCTTGCGACACCATCTTTACCCATTTCTATTTTTGCCATAGATAAGGGCACCATAATACGCTTTTTACCCAGGTCAAATTCATTGATATAACTATCGTAAATAATATCACAGCCTTTAAGCTGAGATATAGCATTAGCGAATACCGATATTCCATAGGGACTATCCAAATCAATGTTGTTAACGATATTCGGAGTGATAATCTGAAACAGTGGTATTTCTATACCGGTTTCAACTTCCGGGAGCATACCTTCATCCAATTCTAAATCTGCTCCGGATTCAGCATCTGCAATATGATTTTCAATAATATAGGTGCCTTTGTCGCTTAACTTATGTATCTGGATATAATATTGCTTGTTACCGTCACGCTCTCTCATAGACCCAAAAGCACACTCATTAACATAACCGTTATCCCAGCTAAGAGGATAGATCATGCCTGCACGAATGAAGTCTATAACCACTTCCCCATCCGCATCTAGGTACTCAACGAATGCAGCGGTGCCTAATGCAAATGCTAACTCTATCAACTGATTGCCCTTTACCCTGAAATTATTATATTCAAATACCTTTTCTAACTCCTTGTCAAAATCAGTACCAGTATATATCTTAACTTTTTCATTGAGAAGCAAATTAGCCCAGTCTTCGCAAACGGTCTTAGCCATGCCTAATCCGTACCTGTCCTTACCTACCATCTCAATGCCATTATATACAGTATAATGATGGAAGTCAGTGACATATCCTTGATACCAGCTAAGCCATGTATCGTGATATTTTGTAGTATCATCTGATGCAGGGCTATACCCTTTGTCCTGTAAGTATTGCAATATGGTTTTCATATCTCACCTCGCTATGCTACGTTTATATATAAAATATCATCCTGGATATACTCTGTTGAGTATTCCATAGCATCCAGACTGTCAATATTCATCTGGCCATCATCCAGCCTGACATCCTTTGTCGGTTTACTATCATCATAAACAGCTTCTTCTAATGCCCGGATTGTATTCTTGCAGCTCTTATGTATCTTATATCTGCCCTGAGCCATCATCGAATTGTAAAATGCAATACGGTCATTTATAGGACCCTTGATTGCATTCTTTAACTCAATTGGTACCCTGGCCCTTATGACAGCTGCCTCAAGCCCCGATATAAGTGTCTGCTCTGCGCTGTCGCAATATGCTTCAAAGCATTTATACTTACTCTGTATCTGCTTCACGAAATCAATAAAATCAGCCTCCAGCTGTGCAGGGCTGATTCTCTCCTTCTTGTAATACTCCTTTATTGTTACTACATACTTATACCCATATGTAAAACCAGTAAAGGTAAATGCATGTGCCGATTTGGTACCTCCAAAGTCTACCCCTATTGTGCCATACATAATCGGATGCTCTTTGAGCCATTCATCATCTACAATAAAGTCCTCTGGCTTGTCTGCGAATAACTGATAAATCAATCCATCTGCAGCTACCCATAAACCAAGAATAAACCTCTTGTAGAATACTCCGGTAAACATCCGGCGGAACCTATCTTTAACTTTCGGAGCCAGCGTTAAGTTATCATCCATTGTAAAATGCAGATGATATATATTCTTCTCTTTGGCCTTGTCTATAAATTCCTCTTTTATGTAGTGGTGTGGTCCTTCCGGGTTGCAATTTAGGAATATCTTTGCCCCTTCTACAGAACACCGGCCAATCATCTGATCTATGAATGACTGAGGAAAAAGAGCAACTTCATCAGCATAAGCACCGGCTGCAGTTAAACCTTGTAAAGCATCCTGAGAAGCTTCTGTATTAGCTCCATACATAAAATATGTATTGGTGCCTATCTCTATAAAGTTCTGTGACCGATTATAATTGTAATTCCAACCCCATGCAGTGAGTATTTGAAGCATTGGCCTTATAACATTTCGCTTTAACGCTCCCATTGTCTTTCCGGCCACAATGAAACTCTCACCATCAAAGCTCTCTTGGCTCCATTGAAGAAAACTGCATATGCAGGCAATGGTTTTTCCTGAACGAATGGCCCCATCTGCTATAACAATATCATAATCTTTATAAGGTGAGCCCTCCCGCCAGAAGTTCATCAATTTTAATTGCTTTGGTGAGAAAGGCTTAAATTGAAATGCTTTATTCTTCCGTAGTCTCTTCATCCTCTGTCACCTCGTCAGCAAACAAAGCCTTGATATCTTCTTCAGATGGCTTAACTGCTTTCAGGAAATCTTTAATGGCAGTGTCTCCATCATTGCCACCGGATAACTGAGCGACCTCATGTTTCACATAGTCCAGCCTTTTGCGGCCCCATCTATCAGGATAACGTCTTTCTAAAAAGGTGGCTATTGCCTGCCAGT